GATCACAGTCTGCTTCGTGCTGCCGGCTTCATGGTGATGGTGAACCCGTCGAACCCAGCGGTTAGGGACCGGGTACTGGCCGTGAACGCCATGTTCCTCAATATCGACCATAAGCGCCGCTACCTGGTGAACACCGACAACTGCCCGGTCACTACCCAGGTGCTGGAGCAGCAGGCATACACCGAAAACGGCGAACCCAACAAGGACGGCACTGAAGACCCGGTAGACGCACTCGGTTACTTCATTGTCCAGCGCTTCCCGATTGCGGGCAGCTACACACTTGCAAACGTGAGCAACTCATGAGCGCATTCAGCTACCTGAAAGACAGCCTGCAGAACCTGGTCGCAGGACTGGGTACTGCGCGCGACAAGGCATCCCACTCGCACTATGCCGTGCCGGAGATGGACGACCAGCAGCTGCTGAACGCCTTCCGTGGCTCTTGGACTGCGCAGAAGGGCGTGACCATCCCTGCGGTGGACGCGTGCCGTAACTGGCGCAGCTGGCAGGCCGACAAGGCTCAGATTGAGCTGATCGAGGCCGAGGAAGACCGCCTGAACGTCAAGGGCAAGATCCTCGAGGCCCTATTGAAGGCCCGTCTGTTCGGTGGCGCTGCTGTGTTCATCGGCACCGGTGAGCGTGATACGGCATCCGAGCTGAACCCTGAGCGAATCAAGCAGGGAGGCGTGAAGTACCTCACAGTCATGACTCGTCGACAACTCAGCGCGACCGAGATTGAACAAGACCCGCAGAGCCCGCGCTTCGGCAAGCCAAAAGCCTACCGCCTGCCTGGTAGCGTGGTTGAGATCCACCCGTCGCGCTTGGTGATCTTCATCGGCGCTGCCCACCCAGACCCTGAGTTGGCGGTCGGCACCGGCTTCGGCTGGGGCGACTCGGTGCTCCTGGCAGCCATGCCCGCCGTGCGTCACTACGACGAGACGGTGGCCAACGTTGTGAGCCTGGTCTATGAGGCCAAGATCGACGTCATCAACATTCCCAACCTGATGTCGAGCATGCAGGACAAGAACTATGAGCGCTTGCTGCTGGAGCGCCTGCGTCTGGCTGCTACCGCCAAGGGTATCAACGGCACACTGATCCTCGACGGCGCCGAGACGCACAGCTCCAAGTCTGCCAGCTTCGGCAATCTGCCTGAGGTGATCGCCAAGACGGAGCAGGGTGTATCCGGCGCGTTCGATATCCCCGGCACCCGCATGTTCGGCCAGTCTTCTACGGGCCTTGGCGCCAACGGAGAAGAGAACACCCGCAACTACTACGACAACGTCGCCTCACGCCAGAAGCTGGAGATCAAGCCAGCCATGAGCGTTCTGGATGAGTGCCTCATCCGCTCAGCACTTGGCGTTCGGCCCAAGGAGATCCACTACTCATGGGCGCCACTGTGGCAGGCCACAGCGAAGGAGCGGGCAGACATCGGCAAGACCACCGCCGACACCATCAAGGCGCTGAAGGACTCGAGCCTGTTCCCTGAGGACGCGCTATCAGCTGCATCGGTGAACCTGCTGGTGGAACTGAGCGTGATGCCTGGGCTGGAAGCGGCCATCGACAAGTTCGGCGCCGAGCTGCCAGACGAAGAGGGCGGAGCAGCTGATGACGATCTTCCGTTAAGCGAAGGGGATCCGGTAGCGGACAAGAAAGCCCTGTCCGACGCCGCGCCGCGCACGCTGTACGTGTCCCGCAAGGTCACCAACGGGTCCGACATCATCGCCTGGGCCAAGGCTCAGGGCTTTGAATCAACCGTGCCCGCCAATGAGCTGCATGTCACCGTCGCCTATAGCCGCAACCTGGTCGATTGGATGAAGGTCGGCGAGTCATGGTCTGGCGATGGCAAGGGCGAGCTCAAGATTGCACCTGGTGGTGCGCGGCTGATCGACAAGTTCGGCGAAGGCGCGGTCGTGCTGCTGTTCAACAGTTCCGAACTGGCCTGGCGTCACGTCACCATCGTTGAGGCTGGCGCGTCGTGGGATTGGCCGGACTATCAGCCGCACATCACCTTCACCTACGAACCCGGCACCGTCGATATCGACAAGGTCGAGCCCTATCGGGGCGTGATCGAGCTGGGCCCTGAGATCTTCGAGGAACTCGACCCATGATCTTTACCGATTCCGTGCCGGTCACGGGCGTGCGGCGCACCGAGGACGGTTACCTGGTGGCCGAGGCAAGGGTGGCGCGCACCGGCATCCAGGACTATCTGGGCACCGAAATTGACCCGGACAACGAACACGGCCTGCGGGATAAGCCAATCGTTCGTGTGTACCGGCCGGAAAGCGCGGTGTTCCACGCAGACGCCATGCACTCGTACGCGTACCGGCCAATGACCAACGGCCACCCGGGCGGCGACGGCGTCAACTCCAAAAACTGGAAGGACGTCGCTATCGGCCAAACCGGTGGCGAGGTTGTCCGCGACGGCCAGTTCGTCAAGGTGCCGCTGGTGCTGATGGATGCCAAGGCCATTGCTGACTACGAGTCAGGAAAGCGTGAGCTCTCCATGGGCTACGGCGCCGAAGTCGTGTTCCAGGATGGCGTAACCGGCGACGGCGAGCAGTACGACTGCTACCTGGGCCCCATGAAAATGAACCACCTCAGCCTTGAGCATCGCGCTCGGGGCGGCATCGATCTTCGCATCGGTGACCACAAACCAGACACCCCCAAAGGAGGCCATGACATGGCTGATGCACTGCGAAAACTCCTTGTCGATGGCATCTCCATTGATGTCACCGAGCAAGGCGCCCAGGCCATCGAGAAGCTGAATACCAAGCTTGCCGATGCTGCCACCGCCACCAAGACCCTGACCGACGCGCACGCTACTGCAATCGCGCTGAAGGATGGTGAACTGGCCAAGAAGGACGATGAGATCACCAAGCTGAAAGCAGCTGTGATCAGCGATGCCGACATCGACAAGCGCGTCACCGCACGTGCTGACCTGCTGACCAAGGCCAAGGCAATCGCCGATGCCGACTACACCGGCAAGACCGACGCCGAGATCCGCAAGGCCGTGGTCATCGCCAAGCTGGGCGATGCAGCCGTAACGGGCAAGGCTGACGCCTACATCGATGCCCGCTTCGAGATCCTGGTGGAAGACGCTGCCAAGAACCCGGCCAATGACCCATTCCGCCAGCACATGATCCACCAGGACAGCGCTGCCGGTGGTGATGATTCGGAAAAAGCACGGCTGAAGATGATTTCGGACATGCAAACCGCCCACCTGCCGAAAGCATAAGGAGCACACCATGGCTACTTACCAAACCACGTACACCAACGCTCCAGCCAAGGGCGTGCCCGGCCTGGTCGCCAACGAAGAGAAGTGCAACAAGATCAGTCGCACCGTCTCGAACGCCGAAGGCATTGTCTTCGGCGCGCCTGGCTTCCGTGTGGCTGGTGCTGGCAACGATCACAAGATCGCCGCCACTGGCACCCTGTTCCTGGGCCTGGCTGTGCTGAGCGCAGCCGTACCGCCTGTGGCGACCGGTTCCACTCTGATCGACGGCTACCCGCGAGACTTCACCGGCGCGTTCATGACCGATGGCCAGATGTATGTAACCGCCGGCGCTGCCGTGGTGCCTGGTGATGACGTGTACTACGTAGCCGCGACCAATCGCTACGTCACGACCGCCGCTGAAGGCGCAGTGTTGATCCCTGGCGCCATCTTCGACACCACTGGTGCGAACGGCGACATCGTCGAAATCTCCCTCAAACATCGGAGCGCTTAACATGCCTCAAGCTTTCGAAGACGCTCAGTCGGCGTTCCCGTTCGTTCTGGCCCAGGGCCGGAACATCGAAACGCGCATCTACACCCGCCGCTACCCGACGTTTAACTACGCCGCGAGCATTCCAGTGGTAACTGAGGGCGCTCCATGGGCCATCGGCACCACGTTCTTCACCGTCGATACTGCCGGTGAAGCCAAGTTCCTGTCGGGTTCGGGCACTGACATGCCGTTCAACTCGGCAACGCACGACCAGGCATCGCACGACTTCGCCATGATCGGCTCCGGCTGGGAATGGAACCTGGAAGAAGTGAACCAGGCACAGTTGTACGGCATCAACCTGAGCGGCACCAAGGCTGATTCGGCCGCCGACAAGGTTGAGCGCCTGCTGAACAGCATTGCCTTCACTGGCAGTGTTGAGAAGCGCTGGACCGGCCTGTTGAACGACAGCAACGTTTCGCGTGTTGACGCCGCTGCGTCCGGCACTGCTGGTTCGACCTACTGGTCCGCCAAAGACGTCGACCTGATCATGGCTGACGTGAACGGCTTGCTGGGCAGCATCCGCACCAACACCGGTGAAGTCGAGTGGGCGGATACCTTGCGCATGCCGCCTGACGCATTCCGCGCCGTGGCAACCAAGCGCATGGGCGCTGGCGATGGCTTCATGACGGTGCTGGAATACATGCGCCGCAACAACATCTACACCGCCGAGACCGGGCTGCCGCTGGACATCGCGCCGCTGCGTGAAGCCCGTAACGCTTCGCAGGATGGTGGTGGCCGTATGGTTGCGTACCGTAAGGATCCGGAAGTTGTTCGATTCCACCTGCCGATGCCGCGTCGTGTCCTGGCTCCGCGCCAGAAGTCCATCATGGGCTTCGAGACTGGCATCATCGCCCGTACCGGCGGTACCGAAATTCGTCTGCCGGGCGCCGTGGCGTACCTCGACGAAATCACCCCACCAGTATCCTGATAGGAGGTCGACATGAAAGTGACCAACAACTCGAAGGCGCTGCAGGGCGTGCACACCACGGACGGTGTGGTCTATATCCTGCCAGGCAAAACCAAGGAGGTCGATCTGACCTCAGAAGGCCATAAGGGCGCGTCTCGCCTTGCTTTTCTGAGCGTGGAAGGCAAAGCGCCTGCCGGTGATGGTGACGAGCGAACCGAGCTCTTCGCCAAGCTGAAAGCGCTGGGCATCGATGCCGCCGGCAACAGCAAGACCGAAACCTTGCAGAAGAAGCTGGACGAAGCCTTGGCCGCTGCCGAAAAGCAGAAGGTCGTCGACGAGCTGACCGCGATGAATGTCGAGTTCGACAAGGAAGCGAACCTGGAAGCCCTGCAGGCTGCACTGGACGCTGCCAAGGCGTAACACCCCGCAAAACCCGGAGCGCATGACGCTCCACCTATTCGAGATACCCCGATGCCAGATAAGACTGCAAGTGCAGAGCAGTGGAGAGCCGTGCCCGATTACGAGGAAATCTATGAGGTTTCCAGTCTTGGGCGTGTCCGCTCATTGCCAAGAGTAGTGGCGTTTGGTTCCTCCGCTCGGCAGTGCGGCGGCATCGTCTTGCGGCAGGGTACCAAGCCTGCCGGTTACAAGTTCGTCATGCTGTATCGGGACGCTGAGCAGAAGTGCGCGAACGTCCACCGTCTGGTTGCTTGCGCATTTGTTGAAGGCGGCTTCGATGGCGCACAGGTCAACCACATTGATGGCGACAAGAGCAACAACGCTGCTGAAAATCTGGAGTGGTGCACCGGAAGCGAGAACTGCCTGCACAGCTATGGTATCGGCCTTCGTCCGCGCGGAGCCATCAAGCATCTGGCTCGATCTGGCGAGCGCAATAGCCAGTCCAAGTTGAGCGATCTGCAAACCGAAGAGCTCCGCGCGATGCTATCAGCAGGCGCTTCGGGAGTGGAGGTTGCCCGAAGTTTCGGCATCAGCGCATCACTGGTCAGCGACATAAAAAATGGGCGGCGTCGAGCCCTAAAGGTGGCATAGATGGTTTCCTTTTACGGTTCGGTCGAAGCGGCAGATCAATATCATCAGGACCGCGCGAATACCGCCTGGGCTGGTGATGAAGTGGCGAAGCAGGCCGCGCTGATCCGGGCATCGGTCTACATCGACGGCCGCTACCGGAAGCTGTTGGCCTCCGGTGTCTGGCAGTCATTGTTCCCCGGCGTGAAGACCGAGGGCAGAGGGCAAGCCAGGGAATGGCCGCGCACCGGTGCCTATGATTATGAGGGCAACCCTATTCCCGCTGACCAGGTGCCCGTCGAGGTCGAGCAGGCCACCTACGAGGCTGCGCTGCGTGAAATCGTAGAGCCTGGCAGCCTCAGCCCTGACTTCGTGTCCGCCTCACTGGTCAAGCGCGAGAAGGTCGGCCCGCTGGAAACTGAATTCGCTGTATCGGTGGGTGCAGACGCTGCTGGATCGGTTCGCCCGGTGATCAGCATCATCGACGAGATGATTGCCCCGGTGCTGGTGGCTCGCTACACGCTGCCTGCGGTGTTTACGGTATGACCCCGGCGCAGATCATCCAGGCCATCGAAGGAATGGAGCCTGCGATGCAGCGGGCCTATCTGGATCAGGTCAAGGCGGTGGTCAGCGCGGCAACAGTTGCAGAAGTTGAGCGCTTGATCGCTGAAGAGGATGAGGATGGCCTGGTGGCACTGCTCAGCCTTGGCGCACTGTCCGTGTTCCTTGAGCTGGCCAGGTCGGTGTTCATTGCTGGAGCCAAGTTCGAGGTCAAGGCGATCGTCATTCCGCGCGATCTCGGGCGCTTTGAGTTCGATGCCCGAGCTCCAGTCGCCGAAAAATGGGTTTCTGCCAAGGCTGAAGAGATCCGAGCGAACTCAGCTATCGACGTCCGAGCAGCCATTCGCGAGGTCATGGGCAGTCGCAGCCGGGTCGTCGGTTGGCCCAGTGCGCAGCCTGCTACTGCACAGGTCGAGGTGAGTGCCACACCAATGGTGCGCACTCCAAGGCAGGCAGCGCTTGACCTGTTGGGCCGAGTGAGCGCGCAAACTGGTTCGCGTTCTGGTGGAGTTATCGGCCTGCCCGGTAACTATGCGCAGTACGTGCTGAATGCCAGATCCCAGCTGTTGGGTGGCAATCCAGACGAGATGCGCAAGTACTTGCAGCGCAAGCGCCGGGACCGCCGTTTCGACGGGATCGTGAACCGCGCCATCAAGGCAGGTACACCCGTTGCTCAGGCTGACGTGGACAAGATCGCTGGTCGGTACGCTGATCGTCTGATGAAGACATATGCCGAGATGCTGTCCAAGGCTGAGGCGCTGGAGTCCTTCGGCGCCGGCCGTGACCAGGTTTACGAGCAGCTGATTTCTCAGGGCCTGGATCGTGACTCAGTGACGAAGACCTGGCGCGACCGAGGCGACAAGAAGGTCAGGCATACGCATTCGGTCATGGGTGGACAGGAAGTACAGAAGGATCAGCCATTTCAAAGCCCGAACGGCGCGCTGCTTCGTTACCCGGGCGATTCGGCGCTGGGTGCTGGGTGGAGTGAGCGCGCCAACTGTCGGTGCTCAGCGATCTACAAAATAAGGCGGAAGTGATGTCAGACATTTATGACCGCGCGAAGGCCATGGCCACGCGTATGCTTGCGCCGCGCAGCAAGGGCGGGAAGGGGCTGGAACTGGTCCTGCGCCGCGAGACACTGGGCGAATACGACCCGGATGCGCCGTCGGCACCCAGCGAACTGGTCGTGAACGGCTCCGGCTTCCGAGAGGAATACGACAACAAATACATCGATGGCACGCTGATCGTTCGCGGCGACGTCAAGTTGCTGGTGTCTCCGGTGCAGCTCACTGGGGCGGATATGCCGATCCCATTGAGCAACGACCGTATCCAATTCGACGGCACCACCTACACCGTGATCGCCGTCGGCCCATGGAACTACGCCGGCCTCGCGGTTGGCTTCGAACTGCAGGTGCGTAAGTAATGGCCAAACCTCATCACATGACAAGCCGCTACGGCGGGCTGAAGGGTGGCTTTGCCGAAAGCCTGGCGGCATTTGCTGATCAGGCGAAGGAGGCCATCGACGATGTTTTCCGCGAGGTGGTAATCGAGATTGGCACTTCCGTGATCCAGTTATCACCGGTGGACACCGGGCGCTTCAAAGGCAACTGGCAGTTCACCGTGGGTGCCCCTTCAAGTCAAAGCCTGGACACTTTCGACAAGTCCGGGCACGAGACTATTGCGGCCCTGGTGGCCGGAGTCAGCAGGCTTGAGGCCGGGAAGGTCGCCTACATCGTCAACAATCTGGTGTACGCAATTCCACTGGAATATGGGCACTCACAGAAAAAGGCGCCCGCAGGCATGGTGCAAATCACGCTCGCACGCTTCCAGCAGATCGTCGAAGAAGCCATCAGGAATAACCAGGTATGAGCCACAACATCATTTCAGCGGCTTTTGAGTCGCGCCTGCTGGCCTGGGCCAAGGCTCGATCGAAGCCACTGAAGGTGGTGGTCGAGAACGAGACCTACACGCCGGCTTCCGGCGAGACATACCTGCGTGCCTTCACGCTGCCGGCGGTCACTGCCAGCAACACGCTGGGCGGCGACCACCACCTGTACGTCGGCGTGTTCCAAGTCAACATCGTTACCCCCTCCGGAAAATACCGGACAGAGGCCAGCGGCATCGTCGATGAGCTATCCGCGCTGTTCCCGGTGAATCTGCGCATCCCGCGCGCTGGACTGGTCGCCATTGTGCTGACTCCGGTCGGGCCAGGCCCAGGCATCGCTGACGGCAGCACCTACACCGTGCCGGCCTCGTTCCAATATCGAGCCGACACCAACTAATTCGCCCGTTGGGCAAACCCAGAACCCGCCAATGAGCGGGTTTTGTCATTTCTGCAAAGAGGAAAATACACATGGGCTTTCGACTCCCCAACGGCGCGACCCTGCAAATCGCTTCGACCTACGGCCCGGCGATCCCGGTAACCGCGCTGAGCAACGCCAACCCAGCGGTAGCGAGCGCCGCGGCCCACGGCCTGACTGATGGCGACATCATCGCTGTGACCTCGGGCTGGACCCGCCTGAATGACCGCGCTGCACGCGTGGCCAACAGCCTGACCGGTACTTTCGCCCTGGAAAACGTCAACACCACCAACCTCCAGCCGTACCCTGCCGGCTCGGGCCTGGGCGCGGTGCGCGAAGTAACCGGTTTCGTTGAGATTTCGCAGATCACCGACACTAATACCAGTGGGGGCGACCAGCAGTTCACTACATTTGGATTCTTGGCTGACGATGACGACCGCCAACTCCCGACCACCAAGAACCCGATCAGTATGTCGTTCACCGTAGCGGATGACCCTGACTTGCCGTACGTAGCGGTGGTTGAAGCCGCTGACGAAGATAAGCAGGCTCGAGTGCTTCGCCTGAACTTGCCTGGCGGCAGCAGCATTCTCTACAACGCCTATGTATCCATTACTTCGACACCTACCTTGGCCCGTAACAACGTAATGTCGCGCGTCATTACGCTGTCGCTCGCCGGCCGCCCAACCCGTTACTCGGCAGTGGTGGTGTAACCCATGGCCAAGATCAAGATCGCGCCAAACCCAACGTTCAAGGCCAAGGTGCAGATCCCCCGCGTGGGCGGTGAAGCAGTGGCCGTGGACTTCGAGTTCAAGTACCTGGACCGCATTGCGCTCTCGGAGCTGTTCGACCGCTGGAACACCGCGCGGGACGAGCACGCTACCAAAGTGCAAGACGAGGGCATGTCCTGGCAGGACGCCACAGCCTCGGAAATCGCGCTGCAGGTGAATCAGCTCAAGGACATCGTCAGCGGCTGGGGCTTCGACGAGAAGCTGTCCGACGAGTCTATGACTGCGCTGGTAACCACCTGCGTAGGTGCGCCCAAGGCAGTGCTTGAGGCGTATCAGGCAGCCTACCAGCCGGCCCGCCTGGGAAACTGACCGGCGTCGCCCGCATCCTGTACGAGCAGGGCCCGTCAGAAGCGGACCTGGCGGCCTTCGGCATGACCAAGGCCGACATCCCCGACGAAGAGTACGAGGTCTGGCCGGACAACTGGCCCGCCTTTCTGCTCTTCGAGGCGATGTCCACGCAGTGGCGTGTGGGTATGGGCGGCGCCGTGGGGCTGGACTATAACGCTATCAAGCCGGTGGCCGGCATGATCGGACTCAAGCGTGCCGAGCTGACGCAGGCCTTCCCCGACCTTCGCATGATGGAAGCTGAGGCGCTGCTGGTAATGGGCGAGAGTCGCACGTAACCAATCAAGATGAAGCGGCATGGCCGCGGGAGAATAGTATGAGTAAGTCTTTTGAAGTGCTCGATGATGAGACTTTTATCAACAGCACATTCATCGTTGATGCTGGTCGGTTTGCTGGCCTCCGCACTGGTTTGCCAGAGGAGTTTGCTGTGGGTGCTCAAGAGAAAGCCGACCTGTTGGAGCGCCGGCTTTCGAGAATTGAGCATGCGCTCGGGATCAGTGAAACAGCTGGGTCTACATCTGGCCTTGCGGCGGACCTTGATCAGCTCTGATTGATTTTGGCAAGCAGCTCCCTTGTTTCGGCGGTGGCCTTGAGTGCTTTCTCGATTGGCGCTTTAAAATTCGTTTGAATTTCTTCGCTACAGTTCGCAAATAGTTCTGAGGTCAAAGCTTGCTGCAAAAAGGTATCGATTACCTTGCTATCCTTGCCCGCAATGGCCTGAACTGCTCGTGTTAACGCCAGCGTGACTGCCAACGTCCCCATACCAATTGGCGAGCTCAGTCCTTCAAGTGGATTTATTTTTCCGTCGTTCACATTGACCTCCAGGTCTTAAACGCGCCGATATTGGCGCTATCCCAGTCCTTGGGCTTGCAGGCGAAGGACTGGGGAATCCTTGCGTGTGGCAGGAGGCTACTACTGGCCGATGGTCGGGCGTTACTGAGGATTCGTACAGCCAGCTTTGGTGCTTCCTGCGGATGGTGGTAGATTGCCGCTATCTACAGGGAGCTGATTATGAAGCGTTTGGTGGTGGTGGGGATGTTCGGGTTTCTTATCTCCGGGTGCGGCAACAGCGATATAAATGTCGCCAGGGAAGAGGTGAAGCGCAACCTAAACGACTCGGCATCAGCTGAGTTCAGAGGGGAGAAGGTTTATCGCCTCCCTGACAATACGGTTGTATGTGGCGAAGTAAACGCCAAGAACAGCTACGGTGGATACGCAGGGTTCTCGAAGTACGTAGTCGAGGGCGTAGGAACCAGGCCGGTGGCCAAGTTCGGGGAAGGCATGCAAACAGACATAAGCATTACCTGTCAGTTTGCAGAAACGAATTCAAAGCTAAAGCAGTAGTTCAAGTGAATCCAATAGCCCGCCACTGAGCGGGCTTTTTTGTGCCTGGAGAAAAGTATGACGTCGATTGCTGAGCTCGGCATTAAGGTCGATTCGACGGATGCTGCGCAGGCAAGCACCGATCTAGACAAGCTTACTGCGGCCGGGGGGCGTGCGGAGAAGGCAGCCGAAGGCTTAGCGCGCGGGGCTGATAAGGCGACTGCTTCGATGAAGAAGCAGAAGGACGAGCTATCAGATCTGCTCGGCGAGATTGACCCAACGGTCAAAGCTCTTGGTCGCTTAGACGACCTTGAAACGAAACTGGCCAAGCAAAAAAAGCTGGGAGCGCTGGACGCGTCAACGTTCAGCGAGTACCAGGGCAAGATCGACCAGTCGCGGGCGAACCTGGGCAGATTCGACGACAGCCTTACTCGCACCGGAAACACGGCAAAGCAGACGGCTGCAGCGCTGCGCGGCGTTCCTGCTCAGTTCACTGACATTGCCGTCTCTCTCCAGGGTGGGCAGGCGCCGCTTACGGTTCTGTTACAGCAGGGCGGTCAGCTGAAAGATATGTTCGGCGGGATTGCGCCGGCGGCGAAGGCGTTGGGCGGTTACGTTCTAGGCTTGATAAACCCATTTACGCTGGCGGCTGCAGCGGTTGCCGCTCTGGGGCTAGCCTATTACAAGGGTAGTGAAGAGGCCGATGCATACAATGAAGCGTTGATCCTCAGTGGCAATGTGGCCGGGACGAGTGCAAGTCAGCTGAGCGACATGGCGCGACAGGTTAGCGCAACAGTGGGAACGACTGGCGCTGCTGCTGAGGTGCTGGCCAAGCTCGCCGGTAACGGAAAGATCGCCAGCGAAAGTTTCGGGCAAATCACCGAAGCCGCCCTGCAGATGGAGAAGGCTACCGGTCGGGCTATTGATGAGACGATCGCAGAGTTCGCGAAAATTGCGAAAGATCCTGTCGCCGCCGCAAAAGAACTCAATGATCAATATCACTTTTTAACAGCGTCGGTTTACTCGCAGATTGTTGCCCTTAAAGAACAGGGCGACACAGTGGGTGCAGCTAAATTACTGACGGATACATACGCCAGTACGATCGAAACTCGCACCGGAGAGATCACGCAGAACCTGGGGATCATAGAGCGCGGCTGGAATGCAGTAAGGGACGCAGTGAAAGGCGCTCTGGACGCAACCAAGGAGATCGGACGTACTCAAACCTTGGAGCAGCAAGCCGAAGTAATACGCCAAAGGCTTAAAACTGGGCAGGGCCGTGGCGGCCGCGCTGCTGCTATGGGTATCGAGACGCGCGATACAGCTAAAGACACCAAGGATTTGGCGTTTCTCGACCTCCAGATAGAGGCAGAGAAGACGCGCACCAAATACCTGGGCGACCGCCAGAAGATCCAGGACAAGGGCATCGAGGCAGAGCAGGATCTTGAGCGCATTCGTGTCGCGTCCTACAGCAACAAGCAGAAGCGCGACAAGGAAGAGGAAGCGTACCTGCGCAAGATCGCTGCTCTGCGCGAGGCGAATCCAAACAGCCCACTGCTCGCCCAGAAGAACATTGATCGCGACCTGAAAAACATCCGCGACAAGTACAAGGACCCGAAAGGGGCGACAGGCTCGGTCGACCTGACAACGTTCAACGACTCGAAAAACCAGCTCAATGCGGTGCTCAGCTACTACAAGAGCGCTGATAAGGAACTGGAGGCGGCGCAGAAGGCGGGGATCATTTCCCAGGAGAGCTACACGGCTCAGCGCGTGGCATTGCTCCAGCAGCAGGCCTCAGAGGTTAAATCCTCCTACGAGGCCGAGATCGCGGCGCTTGAGGGTGTGAAGGGCAAGGCCGGCACATCTGCCGCCCAGCGCATCCAGCTGGACCAGAAGATCGCCGACGCCCGGGCCAACATGGTCAAGGCGCAGAAAGAGTCGGAGAGCGAACTGTCGGTCATCGACATTGAAGAAACGGGGCGCCTTAACAAGAAAACCGCAGCCACAGAGGCTTACGTTGAGCAGCTGGAGCGGCAACGCAGAGCGTTGTCACTCACGGGCGACAGAAACGCTGCGGCAGTCGGCATGGGTGACCGCGAATCGGGCTTGCAGCGCGACCTAGATGCGTCGCGTGACAAGTTCAATGACGAGCGCGCCAAGCTACTGGATCGGCGCAAGACGGCGCCCGATAAGTACAGTCAGGAAGACTACGAGAGCGACCTGGCCAGCCTTCAGGATGCCGAGGTCAAGTATCGGGACACTGTAGTCGACAACTACGGAAAGATGTCAGAGGCGCAAGGTGATTGGAGGAAAGGGGCAACCTCTGCCTATCACAACTATCTCGAGTCTGCGCGAGATGTCGCAGGGCAAACTCGCAGCCTGTTCACCAATGCTTTTTCCGGCATGGAGGACGCAGTCGCGAATTTTGCCGTCACTGGCAAGCTTTCGTTCTCAGACTTCACCAAGTCGATCATCGCCGACATGGCGCGTATCGCAACTCGGCAGGCGGCGTCCGGCTTGCTGTCGAGCCTGGCGGGTACTGCCATCGGCGCTTGGTTTGGCGGCGGTGCCGCGGCGGGTGCGGGTGCTGGCAGTTTCGGTTCCAGCATCGGTAGCGCCATCACTGCCAACGCCAAAGGCGGCGTGTACGACTCTCCAAGCCTGTCGAGCTTCAGCAACCAGGTGCACGACAAGCCGCAGATGTTCGCATTCGCCAAGGGTGCGGGGATATTCGCCGAAGCCGGGCC